CAAATGAATTTCACCCAGTAAGATTACATTGGTCAGTCCATCCAGATAGAGATCAAGCTTGGTTTGAAAGAGAAACCAAGAATATGTCTAAAAGAGAAATCGCACAAGAATATGAATGTTCTTTTAATGCTTCTGGTGAAACCGTAGTTGGTGCAGAACAATTAGAATATATAGAAAAGAATTGTAGCGAACCAAAATTTAGAATTCACATAGATAGAAATCTTTGGGTATGGAAAGGATATAATCCAAACCATTCGTATGTTCTTGTAGCAGATACAGCAAGAGGCGATGGAAAAGATAATTCAGTATTCCATCTTCTTAATCTTGATACTATGGAAATAGTAGCAGAATATCAAGGAAAAATAACAACAGAAGATTTTGCCGATCTTGTTATCACAACAGGCAAAGAATATAATAATTGTATGGTAGTTATAGAAAACAATAATCTTGGGTTTTCAGTCTTAGAAAAGATTGTTGATAAAGGATATACAAATGTTTATTATTCTACAAAAGGTTCTGCTGAATATATAGATCAAATCTCAGCAGAGGGAACAACAAACACGGTCCCCGGATTTACTACTTCACACAAATCAAGACCTCTTATAGTAGCAAAGATGGAAGAATTTGTTAGAAATAAAAGTGTTAAAATAAATTCTATAAGAACCTTCCACGAACTAAGCACATTTATATGGGTATTAGGAAGACCACAAGCGATGCAAGGATACAACGACGATTTAGTTATGTCCTTAGCAATTGCTTGTTGGGTCAAGGATACGGTGTTCCAAACCAATCAAAGGGAACTGGAATATAAGAAAGCTATATTGACAGGCTTTACAAAAAGTAATACTATATTTGATACTAAAATTTCGGGGATGCAAGGATACAATAGAGACTTGTCTGTATCCTTAGAAAGAGCAAAACAAGAACACGAACAATATTTTTGGATATATAAAGGATGATAAATGGCAGATCAAAATAAGAATAATACTAAAAACATAGACTCAGCTTTATTTAAAAGACTAACAAAGCTTTTGTCTGGTCCTATAGTAAATTATAATCAACCAGTTCAAAGTAGATATAGACGTAACCAAATGGATAAACTTGGTTCAAAGTTTACTTCTGCTTCTGGTTTAGAGTTTAAGAAAACTGCTTATAATCCTTATGAGAATTTCTCTTCCAAACTTATGACAAATCAAAATCGTGCCGAAAGGTATATAGATTTTGACCAAATGGAATACATGCCAGAGATAGCATCTGCCTTAGATATTTACGCAGATGAAATGACTACATCAAACGAACTTACTCCCTTAATGAGTATCAAATGTCCTAACGAAGAAATTAAAACAATTCTTCAAACACTTTATATTAAAACACTTAATTTAGACGCTAACTTGTTTAATTGGTGTAGAAATATGTGTAAGTATGGAGATCACTTTGTTTATCTCGATATTGATGAACATTTAGGTATTAAATCTGCTATTGGTCTTCCATCTAATCAAGTTGAAAGAATGGAAGGTAAAGATCCAACCAATCCAAATTACGTTCAATTTCAATGGAACTCCGCTGGTATGACGTTTGAGAATTGGCAAGTAGCACACTTCCGTATTCTTGGAAACGATAAACATTCTCCATATGGAACTTCTGTTTTAGACTCGTCAAGAAGAATTTGGAGACAACTTACTTTGCTTGAAGATGCGATGATGGCTTATCGTATTACAAGATCTCCAGAACGTAAAGTATTTTATATTGACGTTGGAAATATTCCTCCACAAGAAATCGAACAATTCATGCAAAGAGCCATGACTACGATGAAAAGAAATCAAATTTTAGACGCTACAACTGGTCGCGTTGATCTTCGCTATAATCCTATGTCCGTTGACGAGGATTATTTTATTCCTGTTCGTGGTGGAGTAAATAATAATAAAATTGAAGCACTTCCCGGTGGTCAATTTGCTTCTGCTATTGAGGACGTAAAATATTTAAGAGACAAATTATTTGCTGCTCTTAAAGTTCCTATGTCTTATCTTATTAGAGGAGATGGAGCAAGTGAAGATAAAGCAACATTAGCACAAAAAGATGTTCGCTTTGCAAGAACCGTTCAAAGATTACAAAGAGTAGTTGTTGGAGAATTAGAAAAGATTGGTATAGTCCATTTGTTTACACTTGGATACAGAGGATCAGATTTAATTTCATTTAAACTTTCTCTTAACAATCCATCAAAGATTGCAGCACTACAAGAACTTGAACATTGGAAAACTAAATTTGATGTTGCTGGTGCAGCTACCGAAGGGTATTTCTCTAAACGTTGGATTGCTCACAATATATTTGGTATCTCCGATGAAGAATTCCTCCGTATCCAAAGAGAACAATTCTATGATCGTAAATTCACAGCCACACTTGAAGCAGCAGGAGCACAACCACAAGGAGGTGGAGGTGGAGGAGGTGGCCTTGGAGGCGGCTTAGGTGGTGGACCAGAAGAAATGCCACCAGATACAAGCCCAGAAGGAGGCCCACCAGAAGCCCCAGAAGGTGGAGGAGCACCAGAAGGTGGAGCAGGAGGCGCAGAAGCCCCAGAAGCCCCACCAGCAGCAGGAGATGAGGGAGGAAGCACATTATTAGCAGCACCCCCCGGTAAAAGAAGAGATACGGCAGGAAAAGTAATAACAACAACTCCAGCTTCAAAAGGAAAATGGTATGAACCAGTTTTCAATAGAGGCGACGATAAAAGAAATATTGGAGCAAGAGCCAGAGGATTTAAAGCTTCTGGTGGAGGATTCACAGCAAGTCCAAGTGTTAAAAATATTTTCCCCGGTCTACAAGATATTAAATCTTTAGCAAATGCAGCAGGTATTAGTGAAACTTCGCAAGAAAGATACACAGATGAAGAATACGAACTATTTACATTAGAAAAAGAAACTAGAGTTCTTTTAGAAAGTCTGGAGATAAAAAAGAATGCAAAAGCTTAAACTCAAACACAATAAGAAAAGAAACACAGCTTTTCTTTTTGAGTCATTAACAAAAGAATTAACAAAGGCAATCGTAAATAAAGACGAGAAAACAAAACAAATTATTTTGTCTGTTATTAAAGAACATTTTAAAAAAGGTTCAATACTATCAAAAGAATTAGATGTTTATAAATCTCTTTATGAAACAAGAGGTCTTAATAAAGATACAGCCAATAGAATGTTGAATGAAGCAAAAAGAATGTATGCTACTTTTATGCCTCAAGATATTTTTAATCAACAAACCAGAATTATAAATGATGTAAATAAAAAAGTAAATGCTTCTGTCTTTACAAATTTTATGTCTAACTACAAAGACTTAGCAACAATAGCTCAAATCTTTGATAATGAAATTCCTATGAAGACAAGAGTTATATTAGAAGAATATTTAATTGATAGATTGTCAACCCAAGATGATCCACAAAATAATCTTAAACCAATTGATAGTCTTGTATATAAAGAATTCGTCAAGAAGTTTAACGATAAGTATGGTGCTTCTTTAATGGAAGAACAAAAACAACTTCTTACAAAGTATATTGCTTCATATTCAAACGACGATATTGATTTTAAAGTTTATCTTAATGAAGAAATTGGAAGAATAAAACAAATTGTTATTTCATCCAAACAAATTACAGAAAGTAAACAAAGAGAGGGATTGGTTAATATTTTAGAGTCATTTAGAACAAATCAAATAACTCCAGCCATGATTGAAAAAGTTTTGAAACTACAACAATTAGTTAAGGAACTTGTTTAATGCCAATAAAGATTAAAGTTAAAGACGATAGTATGGAAGGAATTGGGGAACCAGAAGTCCCCAAGACCAAAGTTCGTCTTGATATAAGAAAAACCTTAGATGGTAATTTTATCATCCAAGATCATCCTTATATTGATATTATAATATCTCCATCAAAAAATAAGATTTTAGCCCTATCCACTATTGCGATGGATGATAAAGTATATTATACTCAAAATAAATATTTTGACTTTCTTTACAAGCGTGGAGTAATAGATCCATCAACAATTCAAGCTGGAAATATTTATGCCTCAATGGAAGCTGCTATTCCTCAAACAACAGAGAAAGTAGATCCTATTGAAGTTATTATATTTTCAACTGCTTTATTTATGGATAAAGAAAGACCTTCGTTTGAATATGAGAAGGCTATGAGAAAAATGCAAGACGATTATCTTACTGACCCAAGTGATCAAGATACAACTGAACTTGGAGAAGTGCCACAGAAAGCTCGTCAAGGTTCAATTGGAACTGCTGCTTACTCTCTTAATAAACATTACAATATCGCTTATCTTGGCGAGAGGAAAGATAAAAAATGAAACTCACAGAAAATTATTTAAGAAATATGATCAAACAAGTTATTAAGGAAATGCATGATGGTGATAATGGTATGTCACCAATGAACCCTATGTCTAACTTCAGTGAAGAGCCAGTTGATACTGATCTTCTTTCTTCATTAGAAGACCAAGGATATGAAGTTAGAGAAATGGGTAATGGTAGTTATGAAATTATGCATCCAACAGATTCATTTAAAAGTTATATTTTAGAACCAAAAATTACTAAAAAATCTGCTCCTCCTCCTCCTCCTCCTCCCGCACCTTCTTATCAACCTCCCGCCAGACCTTCTGATGATGAATATAGCAAATTTCTTGCTATGAGAAATAGAAACGGATAATTATAATATTTAAATGTTCCTCCCATACTTTATACTAATTTGTTATGGTTTAACCAATATCCTTGTTTATGGTTCTATATTTAATTGTATAAGACCAAAACAAGGATTATGGGGAGAACTATTTAAATGTCCTATGTGTATGGGATTTCATGTTGGATATATAATTGCTTTATTATTAAATGCTTCTGATCTATTTAGTATATCAATCAACATAATCGATATGTTTATGTTGGCTTGTCTTTCATCGGGGACTTCTTATGTTCTTTGTTCATTATTCACGGATTTTGGAATTAATTTCAATATCAACAAGCAAGATAACAAATAAGTAAACTAATTAAAATAGTCGGAGATAATTATGAAAGTTAATTTAACACAAGGCTTTTGGACTCGTAAGTGGGCTCTACAACCAGTTCGTCTGTGTTGTAGAGGCAAGCCGAAAGGTTAGGAAAACATATAAATGAATAAAACGTTATTAAGAGAATTTTTTGAACTATGCCCCGATGGAATCTGTGAAGACATACTTACAGAGTCCGATAAACACTTTATTAAAAGTGGTGGTATGATGTTGTCTGGTGTAATCCAAAGAGCAGATGCGAGAAATGGAAATGGAAGAATTTATCCTCATTCTGTTTTATCGAGAGAAATGGATACATACAAACAACTTGTTCAAGAAAGAAGAGCACTTGGAGAATTAGATCATCCAGATCAATCAATAATTAATCTTAAAAATGTTTCCCATCTTGTAGTAGAAGTTTGGTGGAGTGGAAAAGATGTAATGGGAAAGATCCAAGTTCTTAACACCCCATCTGGTCAAGTATTAAGAGAATTAGTTAACGCTAATGTTAAAATTGGTATATCTTCAAGAGGTACAGGTTCTGTTAGAGAAAACAGAGGCGAAACTATTGTTGAAGATGATTTCCAATTAATTTGTTTTGATATTGTTTCGGAGCCTTCTACTCATGGAGCATTTATGTTTCAAGAGAGAAAAGGAAATGTAAACGAAAATAAACAAGCAAGAGTTTCAAATCTTATCAAAGATATTTTAAAATAAAAGGAGTTTTATAAATGCAACTTACAACACAACGTCTCAAGCAAATCATCAAAGAAGAACTTGAAGCAATCGTCTCGGAAATGAGCGACGAAACAGAAACAGAACTTACAGCAGAAGAAGAAAAAGTAGCTTCACTTGAACAACAACTTGCAGAAGCCAAAAAGAAAGTTGAAATGGAAAAGAAAGGCGGTAAAGAAACTGCTATGAAAGGCAAACAAGCTGCTATGAAAGGTAAAAGCGCACCAGTAGGTAAAAGAGGAACAGTAGCCCCCGCCGCCGCACCTATGAAAGCAAAAAATGTTGGTAACCTTTATGGCAAGGGCGCAACAAAAATGTCTACAAAAAAGTGAAATAAATTAAACCTTAGTTGATATTTTTGAATATGAGGTGGTGTATTTACTTACATCACCTCTATTTATATTTGAATTGGT